TAATAGCGTCTGGTGTAATCTATAGTTCTACTAAAAATTCATATTACAAAATATTAAATACTAAGATCGGTATGATGACTATTGTTCATGATAGAGTATATACATTGGAAGAAATAAGAAAAGCTGACTAACAAGGGGATTTATGAAAATAGCTTACTGCGATGATCTACACCTAGAGTTCGATACGATTAAACTAAAAAATAGCGAAAACGCTGATGTACTAGTTTTAGCTGGGGATATTTGTTTAGTGAGTCAACTTGGTCCATATCCAGATGACCCATTTGAATTATTATATGGACGAAATGGTAGAATACATGATTTTTTTATAAATTGTTCTAAAGAATTTAAACATATTGTTTATGTTCTTGGTAACCATGAACACTATCGATATAACATTAAAGATTCTTTAAAAGATTTAAAAAAACATTTAGGATACATTAAAAATTTACATATCCTAGAAAAAGAAAGCGTAGTAATTGACGGTGTAACCTTTTTAGGAGCAACATTATGGACTGATATGAATAATGGCCATGATGAAACTATCGAGCGCGTTAGTTATGCAATGAATGACTTTAGAATTATTTACAATTCTGACAATTCTAACGACGAAAATAGACTATCAACAGCTTTTGATTCATGGGATCCAACAGATGCTAGAGCTAGATGGACTCCGTTAGATGCTGTTGTACAATTTAATGCAACTGTTGAATGGATTGATATAGTTAAGAAAACAGATAAAGTAGTAGTTGTAACGCATCACGCGCCATCATTTAAATCAATTCATCCAAGTTACGTTCATGATGAATTACTTAATGGAGCTTATGCATCAGATTTAGAACAATTTATTATTGATAGACCAAATATTATTGCATGGTTTTCTGGTCACATTCATCACCCGCAAGATTATATTATTGGACAAACAAAAATTTTAGCCAATCCTCGCGGTTATGCAGGAAGAGAAGCGATTGCCGATAATTTTAAATTGGCATATGTTTCTATTTAAAAACATTTCATTATCCACACAACATCAGAAGGTAATTCTTCTATTAGTTTTTTCTCTTCTTTTAAATTACCAGTAGTATTTGTTATATATTGCTGGTAATTTTCCTCTAAAGACATTAATTTCAAAAATTTATAACGATCTTCTAAAGTCGTCATTATCTCTATCATAAATTATCTCCGTTTATTATTATTTATAAATAATATGAAAATTACCTCATATTTAGGAATAATAACGATGATTACTGAATTAACAAGAGTTGTAAAAGGTGTATACATTTATAGTAATACATCGATTGTATTCGACTCAAACCCATATTTACTTGCCAACAATGATTTAACATTGTATTTTACAAACAACGATGCAAGATACGCATCAAGAGTTGTTTCTGTATCAGGAAATACAGCTGTTATTGATTTCTCAAATCCACAATATGCTAATACTGGAGTTGCAGCTAAAACTCCAAATTATGGATCAGGATTAACTGGACCGCAAGATACATTTACATTTAGCTTTACAAATTACCCAAGTGCGATATTACAAGCATTTTCTACAGGCGGAAGTTCAAATGTAGTAATTCAAGTTTCAACTAATCAAACAAATTGGATTAATGTTGCAACTTTAGCAGTAACAACAGCAAATTCTAATACAAATTATACAACCGTTACCGCTCCATGGCCATACGGCAGACTTAATATACTTGACATTGCTGCAGGCAATTCTATTGCCGTAAATAAAGCAACTTAACAAAAAAAAAGCTGGTCGCGGACTCCTACATCCCACCAGCACTAAACATTATGAAATATGGAGGAATAATGTCTAGCGAAAATATTTATATAACAGAACAACAAATAAAAAATTTTAAACCAACATATTTAATGATAAAACAACATAAATTAACAGGTTTAAAATATTTGTGTAAAACTAATTGTAAAAATCCAATTAAATATAACGGATCTGGAGATTATTGGTTATCCCATTTAAAAAAACATGGCAGAGATGTTGATACAATATGGTGCGAATTATTTAATGATATTAATATATTAGTTGCTACAGCAATAAATTTATCAGAAAAATATAATATAGTTAAATCTAAAGAATGGGCTAATTTAAAATTAGAAAATGGATTGGATGGCGGAACAACTTCTGAACAACAGAAAAAAATACAACAAAAAAGAGTTAATGATGGAACACATCATTGGATTGGTGGAGAATTTCAAAGAAAAATTCAACAAAAAAGGCTTAAAGATAGAACGCATCATTGGATTGGCGGGGAATTTCAGCGAGAATTAGCACAAAAAAGACTTAAAAACGGCACGCATAATTTTTTAAATGATAATCATCCATCTAAAGCAAAAATAAAAGATGGAACGCATTTTTTCTTAGGGGATACAAACCCAGTTTATAAACAAATTGAAAATGGAAAAAATGCTTTTGTAAATAATAATCCAGGATTACATGGTACATTTCAAAAATCAAAAGCAGCTAGACCCATTTATCAAGAAATAAAACAATTATACAAAGCTAACGGATTAAAATTACCAAAAGGTGCGTATATGAAATCAGATGAATATTTAGAATCGCTTAAACATAAGTAATAAATACTAAATACTAAATACTTTAAATAATATATAAATAAGGAGTTATACATGAGCGCAATGTCGAATTATCTTGAGAATAAATTAATTGATTACATTTTTAGACAACAAGCATATACAGCACCAGCTAATACCTGGATTGGATTATTAACTACAAGTTCAAATGATGCAAATACTGGACAAGTTGAAGTTTCTGGTGGAGGTTATTCTAGAGTGCGTATTGCTTCATCTCTATTAAACTGGTCCGGAACTGATAGTTCTAGCTCAACTTCAGCAAGTTCTGGTACGTCTGGAACAACATATAACATTAATGCAATTACGTTTCCAGTTCCAACTGGAGGAAATTGGGGAGTTATTACTTCATTTGGAATGTATGATGCTGCTACTGGCGGAAATCTATTATTTTATGGAAATTTAACAACACAAAAGACTGTAAATGATGGTGACGCTGCTCCGACATTCTCGGCATCTGCTTTATCTATCCAGCTGGATAACTAAGAATAAAAAGGGAGCTTCGGCTCCCTTTTTTCATGGTTCAAATTAAACTGCAGTAGAACCCGCCATATCGGCTTGTGATGCTACCCAGTTATATGACTTTTCTAGGAATGCTGTGCCATTTTGCGCTTCTATTTCTAAAAGTGACGTGTGGTAGCGTCTGAAGTCAATGTCTTTGGTATCATCATTAGTTGGTTTTTGTGCATAGCCTACCACATCAATCATCACTGAAAATTGTGAATTGCGTTGACGACTAATAGACGATGTAACGATACGAAAATACGCTCCAGCGAAAGGAATGCCGAAGTTGCTTGTTTGTAAATCAATTTGAATAGCCATTGTTGTTTCCTGTTTTGTTGTTGAAAGAGATTATGCGTAAGTGACTTCGGAAGTATTTAGTGTTGCGACATATCTTGTTGATGCCCCACTTGAACCTGACGTTATTTTAACGGCTTTATTTGTAGTGTCTAACGATATTGTAGGAGCTACTAAACCTATTGAATCTGTACCAATAAGTGTTAAAGCTAAACCCGTACTAGTTAATGTTCCACCGTTATTTGATACAGCTCCTGTAATATTCCATGCAGCTATATTACCGTTACCAGATTGTTTAGCTATCAATGTACCTTGGATAGCCATTGATTGACCTGTCGCTACAATAAGCTGGTTAGTTGTTGATGCTGCGCCACCATCAGATGTAAGCACTACCGCAGGTGATGATACTGTTGCAATTAGTACAATTTTACCTGCTTGGGCAATTGAACCGGATGCTGACCCAAAAGCTATCTTTCCAGATTGCGCTGCGGTAGCATTAGCTCCACCAATAGCAGTAGCATAATCCGCAGTTGCACTTGCATAATATCCAATTGCGGTTGTTTGCGACCCCGATGCAAGTGTATGATACCCAATTGCAATCCCCCCATAAATACTATTCTGATAAGCTACTGAACCAATAGCAATACCGCAATATACAGAAGTAGATGTGGTCTTAGCTGTGAATCCCATTGCAATACTATTACCGCCACCGGTTGCCCCATAACTACTGCTATTATTCCCAATACCTGCTGCGAAACTATCTGTACCGCTAGCGTAAGAGCCGCCTAGTGCCATTGCGCCTTGCCCTGTTATAGCAACTGACCCAAATCCACCGGAGTTCATACCTATTCCAGTTGATTTTGCAGACGTAACAGATACACCCCAACCCAATGCCATTGCACCAGCACCTGTTGTAGTATTACCAAGACCAAAATTAAAGGTTTGATGAGTATTATTAGTATGATTGCCGCCAATTGCTATACAATCATCTCCAGCGCCATTTGGAATATTATTATAAGTCCCCAATACTATGCAATTAGCTCTAACAGTATTCTGAAATCCTATTGCTAATGAAAAAGGATAACCACCCATTGCAGTAACAACATTCCCATATCCAATGGCTATAGCGCCTTGACTCATTGATTTATTTTGATACCCAATAGCAACACTATTCGCCCCAGTCGCCCCATAACTACCTGAAGCACTAAGAATAGCTGCTGCGAAGCTGTCTGTACCAGAAGCATAAGACCCGCCTAATGCCATTGCTCCTGCGCCTGTTGTTGCTACTGACCCGCTACCGTTAGAATTTGCACCAATTGCAACTCCCCTAACTGCCGAAGCTGTTGTTTGATAGCCTATTGCTGTAGCTCCATCACCACTAGCCACCGGTCTATCTCCATTCTTATCGTAGTTTTCAGTATAGCCGCGCATAGTCTTTTTATAAGAAATTTCCCAATTTGTACCGTCACATACTATGTCTAAGCCTTCACCAATTCTTAAAACACGAACCGACTTTGCATCGATAGTTTCAGACGCATTAGGATCAATTGTGATTGCGTCTGTTGATATATTAGACGTATTCCAAATCGTACAAGTAAACCCAGCACCTAGTGTTGCAGCAGCAGTTAAGCTGACAGTAAAGCTGTTAGCCGTACAGTTGATGATTGAGCCTAAATCACCTGCTACGACTGTGTATGCGCCAGTTTTGTTTGAGATGGTTTTGGTTGAGCCGCCTGAACTCGGAACAGCACCATTTAGCGATACGCTACCGGAATCGGCTGTTATATTATTTGTTGCATGATTGAAATTAATAGCCATTATTATCCTTTAATATATCAACCTATTACTTCAGCTGTATCTACTACAGCTACCCATTTTGTTGACGATGCAGCTCCAGTAACAGTTACCGCTAATGCGCCATTTGTTGTATCTGCTGAAATGTTGCAATCCCAAGATGAAGTTGTTTTACCTAAAACAGTTTTTGTATAATCAACTATAGAAGTTCCTGATGCAGAACCTGTTCTTAGGATAACGCCCTCGAATTTCCATCCAGCGGCTTCGCCTACAGTTCTAACTGCAGTAACTAAAATAGAAAACGTAAATACACCAGAATTTGGTAATACAACTTGATTAGTTGTTCCAGCAGTTCCAGCATCGGATGTTATTACTTTTGGAGTAGCGTCGCCAGTCGTTCCGCGAAGAACCATTTTACCGTATTGGGCATCTCCTTGTGTTGCAATAGTTCCACTAGCAAAAGCATATTTTCCTAGTTGAGAAGTTTTTGCGTTATAACCCATCGCAAATGAATACCACCCATTAGCATAATTATTATTTCCTATTGCATAACCATATGCCGCTGTATTTGTGTAACCAATAGCCGTACCATTATCAGCATTATTAGCAATATTTCCATAACCTATTCCAATTCCAAAAGAACAAGTTATAACATTTTCTCTACCTATTGAAACGGAATACGATCCGCTGCTTGCTTTGCAGAGGTATCCAATCGCAACAGCATTTGCTCCAATTGCCCCATAACTACTCGTATTATTACCAATAGCCGCAGCGAAACTATCTGTACCGGAAGCGTATGAACCACCTAACGCCATTGCTCCTGCGCCTGTTACTGCTTGTGAACCGTTACTTGCTGAGTTTGAACCTATAGCAGTTGCATTAGTAGTAGATGCAGTTGCATTACGCCCGATGGCTGTATTATAGGAATCACTTGTTGTTGCATTTACCCCTAATGCAACAGAATACCCACCAGCCGTACAAGACGCATTACAACCAATTGCCACAGACCCATCAGCTACTACTGATGGTCTAGTGTCTGTTTTTGCAAAATTCTCAGCATATCCCCGCATTGGTTTCTTATCATCAGTTTCCCAATTAGTGCCGTTACACACAACAGCCAGACCTTCACCTTGTCGCAAAATAAGTGTAGCGACACCATCAATTGTTTCAGACGCATTAGGGTCAATCGTAATTGCCCCCGTACCAGTATTCCAAATCGTACAAGTAAACCCACTACCTAATGACGCAGCGGCAGTTAAGCTAACGGTAAATGTACCGCTAGTGCAGTTGATGATTTTACCTAAGTCACCCGATACAATTGTGTATGCGCCAGTTTTGTTTGAGATGGTTTTGGTTGCACTTGCTCCGGAACTAACATTTGCGCTAATAATTCCATTATTAGCAACTATAGTCGTTCCATCAACTTTAACTCCACCCAACGTTGTTGTGTTAGCAGTTGGTAATGCTGAACTAATCCAACCAGATCCAGTGCTCGTTAAAACATTGCCAGTATTTCCAGATGATGTTAATCCAGTCCCCCCTCCAGCAGCAGGTAAAGTTCCGCCATTTAGTATATTTGAAAGATTAACAGACATCTATATTCCTATATTAAGTTGGTTGTTCTGGCCATTGAATATCAAATGGAAACGATTCTTGAGTCGTAATATCTCTCAATTCTTGTCTATATGCTAACCATGCAGTTTTATCTGCTGTAGCATCAACTACTTGAGTCCAATCAGAATCTTTTAATAATTGATTTCTTTGCTGTCTTATACTATTAGCAAATGTAGTATCTATTTTATATTTATATTCAGCAAGTTGTTCTTCTGCTGTTTTATTATCATTATCTACAAATACTGGACCGATTTCGTATTTTGTAAACCATTTTCCATTAATTTCTTGAATGCCGTTTCTAAAACTATATTCATATGGATTTGTTGGAACGGCTTGAGGACCTTCCATAATAACAACTGCGTTATATTCAGCAAGAATTTCCTCTGTTAAAATCTGAGGAAAACTTGTATTTGGATACATTAATTTAAATTCAATATCCGTAATTACTTGTTGAGTATCTTTTAATAAAATTTCCATATTTAACCTATGCTATTGCTAAGAAAATGTAAGATGCATTTAATACGTTTATATTTGTAGCTGCAAGCTGATTAACAGTAAAACCGCTACTATGTGGATCTACCGAATCGTCAGTTGTTACTTCCGCTGACGATGTGTTAAAAGATAAATGCGGGTCGTTAGCTCCAACAATACCTCTAGCGGAATCCCATACATACCAATCACCTGTAGAGTTTGTTCGTTTAATGAGAACGAACCTAGCTCCAGATGCAAAACCGCAATTAATTGTTTGAGTTCCACCATTTCCTGTATAAGAACCGATTTTACTTACTCCGGCGCAAGAAGCGAAAAAATAAGCGATATAGTTAACTCCGGTGCTGTAATGATATGTAGGTTGAATGTTCGTAGTGTTATTTACTGTCATCCAACCATTATACGTTCCCATGTCACCGTTAGAATTTAACGATATCGCCATCGGCCAGTTTCCTCCGGTTGAAAGGTTTACATAATTTCCATTTTTTAACCCAGCAACCCACGTCAACCAATTATTACCAACAATCGTATCATTAGTTCTTGACTTAATAATAATCATTTCCGGAGTTACCCCTAATTTATGATATATAGTAGGAGTTGATCCAGTTCCAGTCCAACAAACCACATCAAAAAATCCAGGCGCACGTTTAAAAAAATAATCAACAAAAGGTGTATCGTTAAAATTGGAAGAATCCAATTTTATTCCTGTAGATGAATCAAATCCAGTATATGTAGTTGCTTCAACTGCTGCAGAGCTAGAATTCATATATAAAGAATTTCCAGTTATCCGATTCATCCAATATAAACCACCAGATGCTCTTCTACCATGTATTACTGTATCTACAGGAAACCCAGAGGAAACCGTAGTAGCAGCTCCAGTATTTGTTCTAGCAACAGGACTAAACACCTGCGTCCCCGTTGTAGGCGGCTTGTTTGGGCGACGGATTGCCATATAAATGAAATCGGCGCTCCAGCCACCATAACCAGGAATCCTAAACCCAGAGCTGTATGGTGATATAGATGATGCTGCGGATTTTTCAGCAGATTCAGTTCCATAAAGGTTAGCGCACAACACCTTAGCTACCGCCGAATCGTAGTTATTGCCCCATTTCCAACCACGGGTCGTATCTAATATTTCCCAATCCCCTGTACCATTAGTCCTTTTTACCATTATAAACTGTGGTTCCCAACCAAGGTTTATAACCAAATCGTTTGACGCAGTAAAAGACCCGCACTGGATAATTCCATCTGCTGACGGATCGTGGGCGAATAAATAAAAAACGTAAGCACCACCTGAATTTCCTCTAAAGAAAAAGTTTGAAGCTGTAACATTACCAAATGTGCCGTTTCCTGTTACTACTGCATCTGTCAGATTCAACTTTAATAGGTCACAATTTGCTAAGTCGGTATTGGCAAAACCTCGGTGATATACCCACCAGTTTTCAGAAGAATCTATACGTTTTGCTAAAATCATTCCAGGAGCTGTTCCAAGAGAGTGGGTTATTGTTACATTACCACCGTTTGTTGTTGTCACTACATCAAAAAACTTACGAGCTCGTTTAAAAGTCCAAGCTACATAAGAATTCCCGCTATTATTTTTGTAATACCAAGAATCTGCTCCTAAAGAAAATCCATCTGAATTAAACGAAAGGAAGTTATTTGTTCCGTCGTATGTATTAACTTGAGCACTTGTAGCCACTTGCGATCCATCACCAGAACAACTTAAAAGATATTGTTTGCCTCTTACTGTATCATACAAAGAATTACCGCCAAAAATAGAATTATCTCTAGATTTAATCCAAACTAAACCTCCTTCGTTAGTTAAATTGATTCCAGTTTTAATATCATTTTTTGCGCTAGTTCCAGCATAAGCATACACATTAAATACATCATCCACATAATTTGTGGTAATAGTTGGTAAACCTGCAGTTGGCAAAGATCTTCTGGGTGGAGTAAAATTAGTTATATATCTAGCGACACCTTTTGTGATACGAATGTCATCCATGTAACCAGTATATGGTACAGAACCGCTAGCTGAACCCCCAATATAAATGTTATTGAATGGAGTATTACCGTTTAAATTTTCAGATGACGTAGTCGTCCATTTTTGTTCGCCATTTATAAATAAATAAAAATTAATTCCATATCTAACGAATGCTATATGATTCCAAGCATTTACCGTTACACCAGCTACGTTTGTTCCACCTGCTATATTCCATCCGCCAGTAGTTCCGTTAATATATAATCTAATGCTTGTACCAACTTGCCATATATTAAACCAGTCATAGTAAGCTGATAAATCCGCTCCAGTTGTTATTAGTGTACCGGCTCCAGAAGAATTAGTTGGATAAATCCAGGATTCGTATGTAAAATCCCCGAAACTTAAATTAATATTATCTCTAGAAACTTGTAATTTATCACCTGCACCATCAAAATATATCGACCCATATCCATATTTTTTTACATTTGTATCAACTTTGGTATCGCCAGTTAATATAACTGTATTAGCATATTGCGATTTATCTGATATATTATTAAACGATAATGAGGTAGGAGGAACGAAATTTGAGGTGTATCTAACGACATCATTAGTAAGCCTAATATCATCCATATATCCTTGGAAAAAATACATAGTATTGTATGCACCAATTCTAGTCCAACCAAATGTACCTGCTTCATTTAAAGTGCCAGTTATTGATTCAATTCCATTAAAGAATACTCGAATATTATTAGAAGAATCTCTGGTGACGGCTAAATGTACCCATTGGTTAATTAAGTCTGGCACGGTAAATGCTTGACTACCAACTCTAATAGTTGAACCATTATTATAAAATGCAATACCCGTTCCAGAAGTACCTATAAAAAAATTAAAACTTGCGCTTGATACTGCTGCTGTTCGATAAAACCAACACTCAAAAGTAAATGCGGCGGTTGTGCTTAATGAAAGCGACAGATAACTAGAACCGTCAAAATATATGCTTCCTGAGCCAGATATTCTAGTATTTGCAGTTACTGCAACGCTACCGTTTGTTGTAAGCGTTACTGGTGAAGGAGATTTATCGAGTAAATCATTACCATTCATTAACAATTTAACATTAGAATAAAATGGATCGTCATATGGATCGCCGCTTAATAATAACCCCACTTTATCGTAATATGGATCTATATTTTGATCTAATAATGTTGGTAACGCTCTAGCTGGTGGAGTAAATGTTGCTGTGTATCTAGCTACTCCTTTAGTGATTCTAAAATCGTCAATGTAACCTGTAAACAAATACCCGTTACCTTGTCCGTTAATTTGAGCAATCGTTAATGTTCCTGTGGAATTTGTTATTGATTGTGATGCCATAACGCCATTAACGAAAACTCTAATTACTCCAGAACTCCGCACTATAGCATAATGCGCCCATAAATCTGTAGTATTGGCTATCGTAAATGTACCATTTTCAGTGAGAGTTTCTACAAAAAATGTAGTATTGTTATTCCAACCCACCCATCCAGTACTACCAGAACCAGCTAATACTCGATTATCCGATAACGTTGATCTGTTTACCCAAGCTTCTATAGTAAAATCACCAGTTAATATCGTAGACGAATTTATAATAATACGATCGTCTGTTCCATCAAAATATATTGAACCAGTATTATATTTTACAGTAGAAGAATTAATCCTAGCATTACCATATGGAGTTATTGGAACTAATTTATTAGATTTATCATAAACTTGTAATGATGGTAATCTAGCAGTTGGCGGAGTAAAGTTAGCCGTATAACGAGCTATGCCTTTGGTCACTCTAATATCGTCTAAATATCCATTCCAACTGTAAGATGTTGTCCAATATGCACCTATACCCAAATAAGTATATGTGTAATTGGTAGTATCTGTTATTGCTCCAATACTACTATCATAAACCCCATTTACATAAAATTTCGTTACACCAGAACTTCTAACTAATGCAACATGATACCAAGTATTATTAGAAACTGTTAATGATGAGTATTTTTGCCCAGATCCGCCACAATCAACTAACCAAGATCCACCACCAGTATAATGCCCTAATGCTAACGGGCTACTTGTACTTGGCCACGTAGTAGAGCTTAATAACTGCAAAAATCCATTATTTGAACCAGAAATTTTATATACCCAAGTTTCAATTGTAAAATCTCCAGTTCCAAGAACTGGAAAATTACTAACTGTTAAAACATTACCAGCTCCATCAAAATACATACTACCAGTTCCATATTTCTTAATTGATGCGTTAATGGAAACGGTGCTACTATTAGTAATTGATAAATTATTAGTAGATGAATCTGTAAATGTAGTGCTAGTATTAGCGCCATCGCCTGACAATAATAACGAAACGCTTGACCAATATGGATCTACATCTTCTGTATCTCCATTTAAAAGTAAAGTTACATTATTAAAATACGGATCAGTAGTTGGGACAGTAGTTGATAATCCTTCAATAGGAGGAGTAAATGGTCCAGTGTATCTAGCGATTCCTGATGTTACACGCAAATCGTCGATATATCCACTAAAATATCCAGATATACCAACTGAATTATCAGCCCCGATACAAACTGGATCTGTTCCTGTAAATACATCAGTGCCAGTGCACGTTAACGAGTTATCTAAATTACCATTTATGTAAATGTGAATCATGTTACCTTGCCTAACAACAGCAACATGATACCACACATTAGTTACAAATGAGGAATTACTGTATCCTATGACTCTTTCATATGAATCGTTTACTTGTAATGTCGTGTTATATATCCCTATTTGTATATTGTGATAACCTTTAACATAAATGCCCTGCGTTCTTACTGCTGTACAATTCATCCACCATTCTACAGTAAAATCAGCACTACCAAATTCCAAATCTTGTCTGTGCGGTACAGTAACATAGCTATTTGTACCATCAAAATATACAGAACTATTACCATATTTTTTAGTTGTGGTATTAATTGCAGTATTACCTTTAACAGTAAACGAATTATTCAGATTCGATTTATCTGTAATGTATCCAGGTAACGAAGTAGTTGGCGGAGTAAAGTTAGCAGTGTATCTAGCAACTCCATTTGTTACTCTTAGGTCATCTATGTAACCTGTAAATGTAGTGTATGAATTTGTCCCAATTTCAAATCCAGTAGCATCGCCGCTTCTGTTAGTTAAAGTAGGAAAATCCGTAGCATCTTGTACTCCATTAATAAAATATTTAATAGTATTATTCGATACAGAAACAGCTATGTGATACCATTGATTAAGATTTAATACCGTAGTAGCATAACTATTCGTTCCTGGATAATAATACATACCCAACTTTCTATTAGGCAATACGCCAAAGGAAGTATAATGAGTACCTCCAGTACTATTAAGAGCTATTCCAGAAGGAACTGTACTATAAGTGCCAGAAGGAGCAGCAGTCATATACACCCACATCTCAACAGTAAATGTATTATCGGTAGCACCTATTAAATAATTTGAATAATTATATAACTTACTCGTTCCATCAAAATACAAACTTCCAGCACCATATCTATTGTATGCAGTATTAACAGATACAGTATTAGTCATTGTTAATGCGTATGCGTTAGTAGAATGATCTAATAAATCTTCTCCTGACATTAATAACTTAACTGATGACCAATTAGGATCTTCAACTTCGCTAGTTACTAATAAACTAACATTATTAAAATATGGATCTTCTATATTATAAGCAGTAGCAGCAACAGATGAACTTGACGTTCCTCCGCCTAACATTCCTTGTATGACTTTTTTAACGCTCATTATTTAAAATCCTTATTTACAACTCCAGTCCAAGTCGTTCCGCCATCATGCGTAAAAAATGCAAGCACATCCCTACCAGAAGATGTTAAAGTTGGAGCAGTTCCTCCAACCCATTTTACTCCAGACCACCAAGTAACTGTAGCCGATCCGCCATTAGTTAAATCCAATACAAATTCAGCAACGGTTCCAGTTGTTGGGGTATTTGAAATAGTAAGCGTAGTCGCTCCGGAAATAGTTTTACTAAAATAATTACCAAGCGATAAATCTATTGCACTTGCTGACATTGCAACTTTGGTTTCAGCTAAACCTGTAATTTCATAGACGCCACTGGTATTTTTTATTGTTGACATTATTATTCCTTAAACTAAAGTGACTTCAGCTGTATCTAAATTAATTACCCATCGTATAATAGTTGCCGATTTATATCCTGATGTTACAGAAAGAGCTTTATTTGTACTATCTGCAGTAAACGTTGGTTCAACACCTAACCCTATACTATCTATTATTTTTTCAACTGTAACGGCTGATAATACAATAGTTCCGCCACTATTCGAGATAGCTCCAGATATTTTATATGCCGCCATATTATTTGAACCGGATTGTTTGGCAATTAACGTTCCGAAAAATACCATTGCTTGACTTGGTGCTACGATAAGTTGGTTGTCCGTAGATGCTCCACTTCCATTAGACGTTAAAATGACTGCGGTTGTAGTGGACGTAATGGCATATAAAACTATTTTACCTGATTGTGCAATACCATTAGAAAAATTGTAACCATTTGCATAAGTATATTTACCAATTTGTGCAGATAATCCGCCAAACGTAACGGACGATAGAGCAGAAGCTGTACCGTATTGTGTCGCCCAAGCTCCAGTTCCAGATGCGGTTGCAGCTTTACCAACCGCATATGCACTATCTCCAGAAGCGATCGCTCCATTTCCAATCGCAACAGAATCGTTATTAGTTGATTTGGAATTATACATAAACGAAATAGAATGAAGTCCAGTCGCCCCATAACTACTCGTATTGTTCCCAATAGCCGCTGCGAAACTATCTGTACCGCTAGCATAAGAACCGCCTAATGCCATTGCTCCTGCACCTGTGGCGGTGACTGAGCCGTTCCCTCCAGAGTTAGTACCTATTGAAGCAGAGTATATAGAAGTAGCAGAAGTACCGTTTCCTATCCCTATTGAGAAGCTACCAGAAGCACTGGCAATATGCCCAAATGAAAAATCTCCCGCGCCTGTTGAAGATGACCCTTGCCCAAAACTTTCAGAATATGAACCAGAAGCAATTGGTCTTATACCTCCAGATGAAAAATTCTCAGCATACCCCCGCATCGGCTTTTTATCATCTGTCTGCCAATTCGTTCCATCGCAAATAACACCTAAACCTTCACCTCTTTGTAATACAAGTGTAGCAACACCATCAATTGTTTCAGACGCATTAGGGTCAATCGTAATCGCACCTGTGCCGGTATTCCAAATAGTGCAAGTAAACCCACTACCTAACGTTGCAGCGGCTGTTAAGCTGACAGTAAACGTATTAGCCGTACAGTTAACAATTTTACCCAAATCGTTAGCAGTTACAGTGTAAGCATTTGAAATATTTACTATATTTTTAACGCCGACTAATGTTTGGGGTCTAGGGGTTTCTTGTAATTTCCAATTTGACGTTGAAGAAATATACATAAACGTAACATATGTTCCATTTATGTCTAAAATCATTGATGTAGAATCGCCTTCAATCGTTTTACCTGTATTTGGTAAAATTGTAACATTATTTGCAGCGAATTTGTTAGCTGTATCTAAAATACCAATAATAGAGCCATCTGCAGGACTTGCAGGGAACGTTACAGCAAAACCCCCAGCCGTAGTATTACAGCGAACTAAATCGTTCACAGAGGCATTGACGTTCGCTGTTTGAATAGAAGTCGAAACCAATCCAGAAACAACATTTGCCCAAGATGCGTTACTACCATCAGTTGTTAAATATTTTCCACCATTATTAGTTTGCGTTGGTAAAGTAATCGGAGGAGCACTTGAAACCCAAGTATTTCCATTTGAAGTTAATAAATTGCCAGTATTTCCTGGAGCTACTGTTTGAATGACGCCAGTTCCATTACCCAACAATATAGTATTAGCTGTAATGGTTGTTAATCCTGTACCGCCATACGGTATTCCTAGTGGATTAGTTCCACTACCGGCTTTTAATATATTAGAAAGGCTTTTTGCCATTTGTATCCCTTATTCTGGTGTATTTGGCCAAACAATAGTAGACGGAAATTGCTCCTGAACAGTAATATCCCTTAATTCCTGTCTAAAAGTTGCCCAAGCAACTTTATCAACTGGAGCATCAGCAACTTGAGTCCAATCAGAAGCAATTAACAAATTATTACGTTTTACTCGAATTTCATTAGCAGTATTTAGGTTGTCAAAATCTAAATCCTCTTGCGTTTTATCAACAACTTCTACGGTAAAAACTTGATTATCCTCAATATATGGAGCGCACGAAACTAATTTCTGCGTAATTTTATCGTGAGGTTTCCATACTGTAACACCAACACAAGAATTTGTTTCCATAAAACTTTCGTCTGGTCCAGTTGATGGAAAAGATACATTTGGAAACATTTGTTTATAGTGGCCAATTTGAATTATTACATCGTTATTTATTTGTGCTATTTCCATTATTTATTCCTTAAGATATTGGTAGTGGAGCAGTAGGCGGAGTAAACGTTCCGGTATAACGAGCTATACCTTTTGTTATACGAACGTCATCTAAATATCCAGTAAAATATCTATTAGCATCCCAAGTTGCTCCAGATGTGACAGAACCGATTTCTACATAATTAGCAGTACCAGCTGTAAATGTTGGATTATTAGTTGAAGAAACTAATGTTCCGTTTACATAAAAACTAATATTAGTTCCAAATTTAACTATAGCAAAATGATACCAAGTTCCTAAGCTAGTCGCGGTTGACCCAGCTTGAGCCGTGTATCCATTATACCAAAATTTTAAACTAGTTCCATAAGCAACTAAACATATTCCAGCGCTACCGCTACCATTTCCGTTAATAACTATTACTTCTTGTTCCCCTGTCGCTAGCATATTAATCCATCCTTCTACTGTAAACGAAGAAGAAGTATCAATTAACGTCGTAGAAGTTAAATTTGCAGTTCTTATGCCGCTAGAACCGTTAAAATAAATACTTCCTAAACCATATTTTACAACAGATGTATTGGCTTGAGGATTACCGATATTTGTAATAGTTTGATGGCTGCTACTTAAATCTGTAAACGTATTACTACCATCAACACTATCTCCAGTTAATAGCAGCGTAGTATTGGCATAATAATAATCAGCTAACGTAATAACAGGAGTAACTGAATTTTCATATGGTTGCGGAGTAAAATTAGCAGTATATCTTGCTAGCCCTTTTGTTACTCTAAAATCATCAATATAACCGTACCATCCTTCTGAACCTGCATTATGAACTGCCGCGCCGATATAAATTAATGCTGATCCCGGATTTATAGCAGTTGATCGAGT